TAGTCGTTACAGAAGATGGAACTGTTCAAGAGTTTGTTAAAGAAAAAACAGAATATATTCCGTTATTAAAAGAATCAGTTGATAACTGGTANAAAGAGAAAAACTTATAGGAGAAAATTATGGTGATAGGAAGAAAAGTTACCAGATGACGTTACTTTCAATACAAGAGTTAGGAACGATTATTTGGGTGGAGATAATCCATACCAATGGCAAGAAATGACAACAGACGATTACTTCAAAGATAAAAGAGTTTTAATATTTTCATTGCCAGGAGCATTTACACCNACNTGTTCAACAATGCAACTGCCAGGCTTTGAAGAACATTATGATGAACTTAAAGCAACTGGAATTGATGAAATATATTGTGTGTCTGTAAATGACTCATTCGTGATGAACGCATGGACAAGAGAACAAAAGATTGACAATATAAAAGTTATACCAGATGGTTCTGGTGAGTTTACTAGAGGTATGGGAATGTTAGTTGACAAAGACAATCTTAGTTTTGGTAAAAGGTCTTGGAGATATGCAGCTCTAATAAATGATGGCGTTGTAGAAATGTTCTGGGAAGAGCCAGGCAGAATGGATAATTGTCCAGATGACCCATATGGTGAAACAAGTCCAGAAAACATATTGGCTACCATAACTGGTGGTGAATAAAATCCTATGTTAAGTATTGACAAAGACAATACTTTTATGGTATATATAATATACGACTTGTTGAAGTGGAACAAAAGGTAGACAGGACTGGGGTGCGATACCCCACGCCTCCACCAAATCTAGATAGTTCCGAATTAGGGGGCGAAATAGGTTCGACTGGTATCACATAGTGAAATGGAGAGTTGTAGGTTGACTGCTTTATAGGTCAAAAGACTAAATGCAAACGATAATTTTGCGTATGAAGGTTATGCTCTAGCAGCATAATTATTCGGGGTTTTAGGTGGACTACCTAGCAACAGAATGTCCACCATAGTTAAAAGGGAGTATTTCTCATGTGGAAATCACCAATAGTAAAAGAAGTAGCAGTAGGTTTAGAAATCAATTGTTACGCATGTGCTGAAATATAATTAGTACAAATTGGTGGGGTGCAACGCCCCACCTTAACTTTATTATGACGGAGTAGTTATGGAAGTGAAAGAGCCAGTACAAACACCTAAAGTATTTTCATTAGAAATAGAAAATATAGTCAAAGAAAAAAAGATAACACATATGGATGCTGTTTTATGGTATTGCCAACAAAATGGTATTGAACCAGATAAAGTGTCTAGTCTTATTACAAAAGCACTCAAAGAAAAAATAGAGAACAATGCTAGAGAGTTAAACTTCCTACCCAAGACAGCTCAATTACCCATATGAATTTTATAGAAACCTATAAAGTAGACCATGACATTTGTGATAAATTTATAGATTTATTTCACCAATTTGAGTCGCACCATTCACACGGGCAAATAATGAAAAGTGATGAAAAGGGTGGTGTTCAAGATTTAAGTGTAAAAGACTCCACAGATTTAAGTATCAATTGGTGGCGTTCTCAATCCCAACCCACAGTAAAAAAATATCAAGAAATATTAACAAATAATTTTTTAGATTATAGAAATAAATATGAAGTGGTTCAACAACTACGAGTAGGCCTTACAGATATTTTTAACATACAACATTACAAACCAAATGGTGGTTACAAAGCTTGGCATTTTGAAAGACACCATAATGAACAACTAAGAATTTTTGCATTTATGACTTATTTGAATGATGTGCCAGACGGCGGTACAGATTTTTTATACCAAGATTTAACATTAGAAGCAAAAAAGGGTGATACTGTGATATGGCCTGCCGAATGGACTCATACACACAAATCACAAATATCAAAAACACATGAAAAGTATATAGCCACAGGTTGGTTTGGTTTAATACCAGATAAAAATAATGGAAGCAGTTGAGGTATATCAAATGTATTGTGCGTTGAAAGCACACTTTGCAAAAGGTGATTATGATTTTATCAAATACAATGGTAAATCGTCAGCAACCAAGAGTTCTTTCTGGAAACGTAATGACAGACACTTCTTTGTACGAACATCACGAAAGTACAAAGACAAAGATACAATCAAAGATTATCTATTATCAAACTTTATCAAAAATCAAAAAGGGTGGCTTGGTGATTTTAGTGATGAGAACTATGTGGAGTGGAAGAAACGTATGCAGAGTTTGACCTACACATTTGAGCAAGAGATAACCCCATTACTAGAGAATAATTCATTCAACGACATATTTGAAATACCAGACAACACACACCCAAAACTATTGAAAGAATATTTGGGTAATCGTATATCTATGGAAGCCATGATTATCCTTGACAGTCTTGTAGAATATACAAAGAATTGGAATAGAAAAATGAAAGATGATGTGGTTTGGCCTAATATAAATAAAATGTTAAAAAACTACAAAAAGTTCTTGACATTCGATAGAAAAAGGTGTAAGATGATTCTTATGACATTAATAAAACAGGAGTAAATTATGTCCAGAAGTTCAGAAGGTTTTTTTGAACAAAAATGTGCAAAGCAATTAGAACGTATTCGTCAATTAGAACATGAATGTGCAGAATTGCAAATTAAATATAATGAGATGGGCGAAAGGGTTAAGAAACTTGCTACTAGACAACCAGAGTGGCCTCAAGGGTATCGTCCAAGACGACATTTCAACAAACGTGTATAAGAAGATAATAGTATACGGCAACGGTGAATCTCGTCTGGGTAAAGTTTGGCCAACAAGCATACCAAATGACATAGAAACATGGGGTTGCAATGCAATCTATCGTGATATGAAGGTGGATAATCTTGTATCTGTAGATTACAATATGCAACAAGAGATATATCAATCTAAATATGCTCACAACAATACTTGTTGGTTTAGCGATTGGGAAATACTACCAGCATTTAGTGGTATTGTGGATATTATGAGAGATACAAATCCGCCTGAAATGATAAAAGAAACACCAAGAGTTGGTAGAGGAAATGTTGTCATACAAGGTAAAGAACCAGAAACAGTCCATGCAAATGTAAAACAAGCCATGGAACAAAATCCAGATTTGGACTATAAAGATTTAAAACAAAAAGCAGAAATGAATATAGGAATATACATCACATGGGTTGATGATAATGATATGGTCAAGGGTATCGACTATCCTATTGGTTGGTCTGCTGGGAATACTGCACTACATCTTGCGTGTCAAGGTGGTGCTAACGAGATATACATGTTAGGTTTTGACAGTAGTGACTATTCAAAACCACTAAATAACGTGTATAAGGGTAGTGATAATTATCTGCCCGAAACTGCAAAGGGATTTAATCCAGTCAATTGGAATAATCAACTTAATACTATATTTAATGAATATACTATTGTGAATTTTAAGTGGGTTAATCCAATACATAAAATGATTAGTGAATATCCTAATGTAGAATATATAACATACGAAGATTTATACAATAACATACGATAACATAAGGAGATAAAAATGTCGTTAGATTCATTACGAAAGAGCAATTCGCTCGATAAACTTCTAAATGCAGTAAAAGAAGATTCTGCACCCCAAGAAAAGAAATCCTATAAGGACGATAGATTATGGAAACCAGAGCTAGATAAGTCTGGTAATGGTTATGCAGTCATTAGATTTCTTCCATCTTGTGAAGGTGAAGATTTGCCTTGGGCAAAACTGTGGAGTCATGCTTTTCAAGGGCCAACTGGTCAATGGTATATAGAGAATTCTCTCACTACCACAGGTGGTAAAGACCCAGTTTCAGAACTCAACACTTCTCTGTGGAATTCTGGAGTTGAATCAGATAAGGAAATTGCAAGGAAACAAAAACGTAAGTTGCAGTATTACTCAAACATATATGTTGTGAGTGATTCTAAGCACCCAGAAAACGAAGGTAAAGTTTTTCTATTCCGTTATGGAAAGAAAATCTTTGACAAGATTATGGCTGCAATGCAACCAGAGTTTGAAGATGAAAGTGCAATCAATCCTTTTGACTTTTGGAAAGGTGCAAACTTCAAGTTGAAAATCCGTAAGGTAGATGGATACTGGAACTATGATAAATCAGAGTTCGATAGTCCAACTGCTGTTTTAGATAATGATGACGCCATAGAAGGTTTGTGGAAATCTCAGTATCCTCTAANTGAGTTTACTGACGCAAGTAACTTCAAATCATATAATGAGTTGAAGACTAGATTGGACACAGTTCTATCTGGAAAAAACGACTGTAGGTAATGTAACAGATTCAATAGAAGAAGAAACTGTAGCNGCACCTAAAGTCGATACAACACCATCTGAGGTGCCACAAGTTGGTGCTATATCAGATAGTGAAACAGTAGATACTGAAGAAGAGCAAGACTCTATGGACTACTTTAATAAATTAGCAAATGCTTAATTTATGAATTGGTTGGTCTACCTCTGATGAACTAAACTAGTCCCTGATGATTCAGAAACGACTAAATGCACCCCAAGAGCTCTTAGGGGTGCATTTTTTTTATATTGCCCAGCCTGCTTGTCTATTGAAATAAGGGTCTGGTTCTACCACATTTTTAAGAATATTTTGATTATTTGTGGTTACTTGATTTGACGCCATTGGTGCATTGATAATAGTATTAGGAACTGGTGTCGAACCACCACCCTCTGCTGGGAAG